TGGTGATAGTTCACTCTTCACTTCTACTCTACATCGGCAACGACGGTCAGCCTATTCCTGCCGAGAACCGCCAGTCGCTCTTCGTTCCCTTCTTCACCACCAAGCGAAGCGGCAGCGGTATCGGTCTTTCGTTGAGCCGCCGTATGATGACCCAGCAAGGCGGTATGCTTGAACTGGCAGAGAAGCCGTTACCTGATTGCCACGTCACATTCATCCTTACGATGGCCGTCCCGTAACAGGAATCAGTATTCTACATAAGGCTCAAGCCTGCGGATATCCGCATCGGTAAAGTCGGTTGACAGACGCAGGTCCTTCAGGCTCTTGATAGGACCGTATAGCCGACGATAATCCGTGATAGCCTTGGCTTGATAATAGTTGATATACGGATGGCGTCGCAGTTGTTCGAGCGTGAGTTTGTTCACATTCAGTTTCCGAGGCGCTGCCTGTGCGATCACAAAGTATTTCTTAGCCGACTGGGGAAACTGGTCTATTTCATCCAACTGGTCAACATTCACATATCCGCCTAACCGCCTGCCATAGCGGGCTATCTCTTTGGCAAAATAGATGCCGATACCCGGCACACGTCGCAATAGGGTTGTGTCTGCCGTATTCAGCACCACATGCTCGCCTTCCTTGATCTTGACGGGGTAGTTCTTTTTCGACAACAGGGCGTTTTCGTCGGTTAAGGGGTCGTTTTTGTAGGATAACATGCCCTTATTGGGAAATAACCCTGCCTTATTGTGCGATAAGCGTTCCTTATTGTTCGCACCACTTTCCTTGCCAAACAGCGTGGCTGCAGGCAGATAGTCGGGAGAAATACGGATATAGGGTTCCAGTCGGCGATAGTCTTTGACGGTCAGCCCATAGAGGCGGGCGAAATCTTCCTTCTTGCGATAGATGCCCCCTTTGGCGCGATAGCGATAGAAAAATGTATCAAAAATATATGTAGTTTCCATTTTTATTATTACCTTTGCACTTATAAAACGTATAATTAAAATTTTATTGTTATGATTAAGTGCATATGTTTAATCCGTGTATCTACTCAGCAGCAGATATTAGAGGGACAAAAAGACAAAGTTATTGCAGAGGCCATTCATGACGGGTATTCAAAAGAAGAAATTAAAGTCATTGAGGCTAAGGAGTCTGCTATCAAGTTAGCAGAATCAGAAAGAGAAACACTAACAGAGATGAAACAGATTATCAGCATGAATACCGGTATTGAATCACTGTATGTGTTCGCTATTGACCGTTTAGCACGTAAAGTTTCAACTGTGCTTTCTATCAAGGACTATCTTTTGGAAAACAATATTAATCTGGTGTTTATCCATCCTCATAGAATGTCAACAATGAGAAAGAATGATAAAGGAATAATGGTGGAGGATGAACTGACTTCCCTTATGCTTTTGTTCCTTGGTTATGGTGCTGAGATGGAGATGAAACTTAAACAGGCGAGAATTAAAACTACCCGTGATGTAATGAGGGCGAATAATAAGTTATGTTCGGGTAGGCCAATGTTTGGGTACAGAAAAGACAGTGACAAATCTGTTGTTGTCGATGAAGTTACGGGGAAAGCTGTACGTGATGTTTTTCATCTTTATAATGAGAATCGTTTAAGCATGCAGGAAATCTATAATCTATTAGTTTCAAGAGGAATTTTCAAAGACAAGAAGAAGTCAGCAGCTAAGAATACTATTCTGCGTATATTGAAGAACAAAGCATATACAGGTGATTATTCCAGTGATGATAAAGTTAAGAATATAAAGTACCCGCCTATAATTGACAAAGAATTATATGATAGGACACAAGAGCTATTAAAAGAAAGGTTCTTTGCTCCAAAAAGGCTTCATAAGAATATCTATTATGCAAAAGGTTTATTAAGGTTAGAGCAGACTGGCTTGATAATGCAGGCACATATAACCAACCTTTGCTATAAGTCATTCGAGGTTTATAAGTGCAGCATCAACATGAATGCGGTTGATACTTCTGTTTGGTTAACTGCAAAAATCCTGTTCATGATTCAGAATGAAATAGACAGGCTTGAAACACCGTATGACTACAAAGAGGAAATAGCAGAATGTGAGGAAAGAATTAAGAACATTGAGAAGTTGATAGAGGATTCTCGCCAAAAGCAGAAGAAAGCATTTAAAATGTATTTGGGCGGTATGGTCGATGAAACCATCTATAACGCAGAAGTAACAAGGCTAAAAGAATCGGAAGCGACATGGAGCTCAGAAATAGCTTCTATTGAGACTGAAATAAACAGATACAGGATGATGAACACTGAAAGCAATGAGAGAGGTGTTATAAATCCGAGGAATCTTGATGCATTGTCAGACAAGCAGAGAAAAGAAATGATTGATTCACTGATAGAGGAAATCAGAATAAAGCATGAGGAAGACGGTTCGTTTACATGGGTATTCATACCAAAGAATAAAAAGGTATTGAAAATCTATAAGGAAATGAATAATTCTGTTTGGAGATACAAGACGCATGCAGGAAAGATGTTCCTTGAAGAAACTGGTGATAAATGGTCAAATCAAGTAAACATAGAAAATAGAATAGGCGGACACAAACTATTATAATTACACCTTATTATATATAAATCACCCGTATCGCATTTGTTCTGTTTTTGCTTAGTCCTATTAAGGCTGGCTGAAACGGAAGCGATACGGGCGATTTATTTAATTTCTTCGTTATACAGTTAATTAAAAATTAATAGAGCAAAATTATTCACTTGATTTCTTTTGTCTTTTGCTATAAAACTTCTTTACGTCCATCCATCTAGGTATCTGTAATTCGACACCATAGAAGTCTTTATAACTCTTAATTAAATTTTCTGACCACTTCTCTGCCAAATAGTTAGTATCATGATAACTATATATCGTTTGTTCAAGGGCTGCAAGGAAATGCTCTAAGCTCTCAAAACATGGAAAATCCTTTTTATCAGAATACCAGACTGCCGGCCTTATATTGAAAATTACACCGCTTTTGTCTTGTACTTTTATAGGCCATTTCTGACTTGGACAACAGATTTCCCATATCTTCTTTAACCAACATTTCTCAATAGTCACAATGCCGTTCTCCATCTTATATTTTATAAGAAGGTATTTGGACTGTAACTTATTAGGTTTATTGATTATGAGTTGAATGAAGCTTCTATATGCAGCTACATCGAAATTCGGTGAACCCGTGAATGATTTCACCTCCAGCCAGTCTGTATCTAAGTTATCAGGATTAAGCCAGAAATCAGGCGAAGCCTGTGCCTGATTATGTATATTAGGTATATTCTTACTGATTAACCATTTGGCCAACCATTCTTCCAGTATATTTCCTATTATATTGTTCTGTTCAACTGTTATACCAAAGTCTTTCAGGTTAAACTGTACAGAACCTGTTGCACCATCAAACCCAAAATCTTCTATTAATAACTGATATATTCTATCTGCTGCATCCATATTTTTAGAATTTTATATTAGACAATAACCTTTCACACACAGACTCAATAACAGGAACGACTACTGTATTACCAAGTAAGTCAAACCCCTCTTTTTCTGATACATCAAACTTATAATCTTCTGGATAGCCAAAGAGCCTTAATCCTTCCCTAAGAGTAAGTTTCCTGAGTCCCTTACCATCTACCACATACAGTTTCTGCATATCCATTGCAACCAATGTAGGTGCGACTGCGTTAGGGTCAAGAATCTTGTTAATCTCAAAACTCAGTTTACCGGTAATGATATTATATCCCTTTGGAAGATTTGTATCATATTCCCTTCTGGCTACTCCCTTTGAGACTACTTTCTTCTTTGGATGCTCATAAACAATATATCCTTTTTCTACCAGACTATCGAGTAATTTCTGTAAGTCTTTATCTTTATAGAAGGAAGAAATCATTTCAAGGGTTAATGGCATTCCGTCCATCCAGTCAATGCCATATATTTCCGCCCATTTCTTTTTTCTTCTCTCTGTGAGCATTTTATTAAGAAGCTGTTTCTCTTTTTTGGTAGTCTTTCCCTTCAAGTCAAGATCCCAACTATGTATGTTATCTGTACCACCTCTTTTGTCTTTAATGGATTTACCATATAATTCAGAGATTTCAAATTTAGATAACAATAACTTTGTAAACTTAGAATTTCTGGTTGGTTTATCTGATTCCAATATATCACCAAGAGTTTTCTCTATGACAGGAAAATCCTCTAAATTTACTTTCTTATCGAATGTTCCAACAATATAGATGCGTTTTCTTTCCTGAGGAACACCAAAGTATTTTGAATTGAGAACTTTATATGATACTTTATAACCTATCTTGCGGAGATGTGTTATAATAACATTCAGGGTGTGACCTCCATCATGGTTAACAAGTCCCTCAACATTCTCTAAAATGAATCCTTTTGGTTTTTTCTCTATGAGTATTCTTTCAACGTCAAAGAATAAAGTTCCTCTGGTGTCTGCAAATCCTTCACGCTTACCTGCAGCAGAGAAAGCCTGACAAGGAAAGCCTGCACACAAAATGTCAAAATCTGGAATAGTCGATGCATCTACCTTAGTAATGTCCCCTATTATATCTTCATTTGGATGGTTCTGCTTTAAAATGGAAATTGCATAAGGTTTTATTTCAGAGGTAAAAACGCAAACAGGGTTAGAACCTGCTTTAATAATTGCCTGTTCTAACCCTTTACGAATTCCGCCGATACCAGCGAATAAATCAATGAACTTTATATTCATATATAATACCTTTTAACTTGCAAAGATACTTAATACTTTATAAAATTCCAAGAAACATATATATCTTTTATGCTTAATTATGAATTAGCCTCCTTGTTTATTAGAATCCTACTCAACACCATAAGATTGTTCTGATTCTTTGTTTTTAATGAATATCTTAGTTCTATAGTGATAGTCTATTCCCATCACAGAACCAGAGAATGTGAATATCTCACCTACTGCACTTAATACGGATGCGGAAATCTCACCCGTAGGTTCCACAAAAAAACCGAAGAATATGAGAACAATTCCAGCAAATGCCAAGAATACTGCCAACCCTAACTATATATCAAGTTTCCTGCGAGAATCAAAAAATTCCTTTGTCATTGCTAATTACACGTGTTTTTTATATTTATATTAGTCACAGTTGAACGCAATCCAAAAAAAACCACAACTTATAAAGATTTCACTTTCTGCATCAAATTTAATGCTAGGCCACTTACTAGTTTCACTTTGCCAAACAAACAGATATTCTGTACCGTGTCCGTTTACATAAGCTATAGTGTTATTAACTGTTCCATTTTTCACAAAATAGAATTTTCCTGGGCACGTTGAAGGGTGAGGCAAATATAAAACTCTTTGTGCATCATTATTTCCTATTACAGTTGAAAAGTATATCAGACAATCATCTGTAGTGGCTGTGTAAGTTGCGGTGTTAACAATTCTATATGGTACTGTACTACTTAGGTCTGACCAATTATCAGAAAAAGTTGTAGTGTTTGTATTAACACTGTTTCTTTGTAGTTTACCATTATAAGCACGTATTGCGCTTGCACCGTTTCTTATTTGTGTTAGGTCACTACCAAACCAATTATACTGTGTGTCACTTGCTGCTATAACCGCACCATCTAATGCAATTCTTTGTAAGGATGTAACTTTTTTACTATATTTAAAGTTATAACAACCCTCAAATTTACCGGCATTCGTAATATTACTGCAAGTAAAGGTTATAGTCATTTGTATAGTTACATTTCCTCCAGATGAAAGAGTAAAGCTATAATTGGGGATTGTTGACCAAGCATTTGCATTTGTTACAACATTGCCACTCTTAGTTACAATTGTAGTATTTGCACATTTAATAGTGTATGAGTATGTTGAAGGCTTTACAGTTCCCTAATAATAATATCCATTCCCCTGTAAATACATTGAATATCCCCTACATTCAATAGAGTTAAGTGTTATTGTGTCTCCAGATGAATATGAACCTAATGAGTAAGAATCAAAAGAACATGTCATACTTGTAGTATTCTTTGCAATATTCTTTTCTGCCCATATCTATTTACTCCATTTATTACCACCAAATTCAAAGTCTGATAAGTTTCCAATTGAAGAATTTTGTATTATTATTTTTGGATTTTCTACACTATCATATATAGTCATGCCTTCTTGTGGATTATAGATATTGATATTACCAGTAAAGTTAGCATTATCAGCACTAAGTGTTATGATTCCGCTGTTTATATCAATACCAGTTTTTTTCAAATCATCATATATTGCAAGTTTAATACTATCATCATTCTATGTAATCTCACTTTTCTTTGCATAGCTTCCAAGAGAAGTATTAACCCAAGATTCAATAGTTGATGTTAAACTATTACTTGTTTGTGTCAATAATGATTTAGTTGCATAGCTTCCAAGAGAAGTATTAACCCATCCTTGAATATTTGATGTGAGTGAGTTTGCAGTTTGTGTCAATAAAGATTTAGTTGCATATTCTCCCAGTGAAGTATTAACCCAACTCTACAGGTCAGAAGTCAATGATTCTGCTGTCTGTGTTATTTTTGATGATAAAGAGCTGTTCACACTGTCTATTTTTCCGTTTAAATCAGTAGAAACATTCTATATTGTTTGATTTACAGTAGATGTTATACTGTCTGCCTTCTGATTTATAGCACTGTTCATTTGTTTTGTAGTGCTGTAGTTGGTTTTTAAGTTTGTAGAAACATCATATATATGATCTGTTACGGTTTCTATTGCCTGACTAAACGAACTGCTTAACCCTCCAACAGAAGCATCTATATATCCTTTTAATTCTGTCTTTGTATTGGTTATTGTCTTAATAATAGAACTATTTAAATTTCCAATAGAAGTATCTACATATCCTTTTAATTCATTGTTCGCATTAGTTATATATTGTGTAAGTTCTGTATCACCAAGTTTAATACTCAGGTTTCCGTTTGCATCCCAACTGATATGACCGTTTGCAATTTGGCCACTTCCATCTTCATTCAGACTCCATGTGTTATTAAGATTCTTGATTGCACCGGTTAAATACGCATTATCACTGAAAAGTCCATATCCTTGTAAAGTAGTTCCCTTATAAGTCACACCTGCAAGATTACCGATTCTGCATGCAGTCGATAGAGTTCCTTGTGTGCTATCAACATCTGCAAGGGCAGTTGCGGAATTAAGTGCCTTCATGAAATCTATATAACCACCGTCATAAGGATTCAGTTTGATAATTGTCTGTCTGTTTGTGTCCGTCTTATTACCTATTCTGATTAAATACTGTCCTTCTGCTGTATCAGGGTCAACTGTGCTGAATGTAGTTACACCTCTTTCATCTACACTTGTTCCAGAACCTTCAAATCCAGAAAGTGGAAGAACCCTGACAGTATTTTCTCCGTCTTTTCCTATAGCTGTTACAATACCCTTAAACTGAAATATACGTGTCTCGCTGACTTTATATTGAAGCAAGACGTAATCATCAATTGCAAATGGTGGGTATTCGCTTATTGTAAATATCCAGTAATATTGGCCAGAAATCTATGTCTGTGTTGCATCTGTTACACAACCTACATCAGTCACAAGAAGAATACCGTTTGTTGCTCTCATTTCATTGTAGGTAATAACATACACATCAAGGTTTCCATCTACTTTCAGATTTTGAAATTCTGCTGTTCCGTCTGGTTGTATTCTCCATCCCTGTAAACCACTTTGGAAATTTGGTGAGCCCATGTCAATACCCATTTCAATATAGTTTCCTGTTATTCCGATAGCAACATTGTTATTGTTATCAGTGAAGTAAAAACCATTCTCAACAATTGACTTTATATTTGTGTTTGAAGCCATTTGGTCAGAAGTTCCCATTAACACCTCTGTACCGGTTTCACCTTTAGTTAAATCAAGTAAGTTATTGATTTTTGTCTTTCCAGTGGAAACTATCATCATATTCTCATTCTTTGGTGCAATTATAAGAGACGTGTCAAGAACTGTGTGTATATTAAGATTCTTATTGGCATCTTTCTCAATAATCCACTGACCTTTATCAAATTTTCCAAGTTTATATGCGTTATCTGCATCGATATTAAAACCATGAATATATGAAGAATCTACTGCCACACCAGAATAAGTAGTGCCTGTTATATTCACATTACCCTTGATATTGGTTATATTGTTCTTCTTAACTTCCAACACATTACTTCTATTTGAAGAATCTGTACCGTTACCAACGCTGAAAAGAGTTTCTAACGGGGTAGATTCATTGTAAATACCGGTAGCAAGTTCACCCTGATTAGATGTAACAGTATCTACACCAATTGCAACAGATTGCTCGCCTTCTGTAATGTTATCAGAGCCCTTTGGAATCAATGAATTTGGTGCATTACCTTCTTCCCAGAGTTCTTTATTTTCAACTGTTGTTTCACTTCCAGATCCAGATTGTGAGTTATTCCCAACTCTAACCTGTCCAGAATTAACACTACCTCTTTCTTTATCGTCTTTAGATTTATTATACTTTATAATCTGAGTCATAATATATTATATTGCATAAGTTTTATCCTTTTTCCACTAATGTGATAGTTGTTTGATTATTGACATAATCAGTAGATTGTGAATCAATTATGAACTTCTTGCCAGGCAACCACTTATCTGTCAACACTGCATAAGGTTTTTGACGTGTATTTAGCTGCAATTCCAGTCTTACTTTTGGCTCTGAATACTGATTAGTCAAGCGATGTATTAACCATTCTTCTGCTCTTAAATCTCCGTTGTTTGAATTACCTTCATTGTTAATTATACCGTTTGAAATCATTGCAGAATTATATATTGTATCGAGAAAATGATATTCGTTATTAGAGTCTTTATATGCTACTGATGAATAATTTGGTTTCTTTCCGTCATTTGTACATATCTTAAATTTAATTTCATCTAGCTCATTCACTGAATTATTATCGATAACATTTGTATAGATAGTATCTGTATCATTCACATCTGAATATGTAGGGTCGCCAATAACAGCTTTTATTGCGAAGTTCTTTAAGAATACTACAGTATGTCTGTAATGCTAGCCTTCATCATCACCTGATTTTTCGGAATGGAAATTAGGGTCAAATGGCTTATACACTGTTAACTTTGGCATACCGCTCATAATCTTCCCTTCTGGAAGTGGTATCATATAACCTTTTTCTGTGACTCCCATACGCCATGTTACCGTATTAACAAAATCCAAATCCTTAAACATTGTTGCATCTGCTCTTCTGTCACCGCCAGAAGCATCATCACGCATATAAGGTATTTTGAAAGTTTTATTAGAGGTTACCCAATTAGAACCATCCCAATATTTATCTCCCCATTGAAGTTTTGCAAGAATATATGTATGACCTGCGTCCATTGAATAACGACCTTCTGATATATCAACCTCATCTGGAATTGGATATGGATCTTCACTCATGTAGTGATAAGAATAGCTACCCTGAATAACCAAAAAGGCTTTTGAACCTCCAAATAAAGCACTGAAATCTGTACCCGTTGTTTCAAAATATGGATATTGTGTAATCTGTTCATTGGTTATGTGATTAGTATGAGGATTAAGCATCATGATATAATTAGAGAAAGATACAGAAGAAATTTCATTCTTTGCCATCCAATCATCAAGTGTTTTAGACATATCTACAGGATTACCTGTAATTATTGCCCTCCATGAATTTAGATATGTTTTTTCAAGCTTCTTCACATAGAACTTAGTAATAATAGCACCATGCATATTTTTAGTATCTGTGTAATTAAGACTTTCATTTGAAGGTGTTCCATAACTATAAAATCTATAATAAGGATGCTTAAAATACTTTACGAAAACTGCGTTACAATCTGTGTATACTTCATCTTCCGGATCATAAACACGGTCAATCATTATAATCATGTTATTATTAGTATCTGTAAGAGAATTACCCTCTACACCCTGAACAACTTCACCATACATACCGTTGTTTATATTAGATGAACTTGCAAGAGTTGTGTCCGAATCTTTTGTTATATTTTGAGCTGTGTCATAAATGTCTGGTATAATATCTTCAAAAGTATAGAAATCATCCTTTATAGATACCTTATTATAAACATTATCAAGAGATATAGTGCTGCCTGTTCCCCTGTAAAGATTACCACTTAAAGCAACACCTTCTGATAAAGTGACAGAACTATATGTAGTTTCTCCTATATTATATTTCCAATATCCATTTTGATTGTTTTTTATTGCATCTAAATCAATGAAAAACACCTTATTTCCTTCCGCTATACATACAACACCTAAATACTAACATATTTCCTCTAACACCTCCTGACAAGTCCATGCAACATCATCATCTGTTTCATTATCTTCTTTCTCATCAAAGAAATTCTGCTCTGATATATAAAGATTATTAATAAGAGAATCTGTTGAATTTGATGTAAGCTTTATAGAAGAACTAATATAAAATTCATCATAAATTTCACAAATCTACAGAATATCTGTTAAGATTTCAATAATTGACTTAATCTGCTTTTCTTGTGTCTTATAAGGGAAATATTGGAGTATTGATAAGCCATCTATCACTTCTAATTCCAAAATTTCATGGGGCGCTGTATAACCATTATTGTAAACTACTGGTGTTGCATATCCACCCCACAATAATTCATTATCAGAATTAAGCAATTTTACCTCTGTGTGTTTTGCTGAACCAGAATATAAATTAAACATATAATCAGATTCATCTTTGGTAACAATAGAAACAGTAGCAGATTGATACTTTACAGGCTTATAGATATTATCATCTGACTAATCCATTTCTGTTTTAAAAGCACTTTCTGCTAACACTATTTCTGATGTGACCGCTTCTGACTGTGAAGTAATAATCTGCACTGTATAAGCATTGTTATCTATATCTTTAAAAGTACCAATATATTTCATTATTTTACTTTGTTCATTTTATCATTATAGTTTTTAAGCACACCTACAAGTGACTTTCCTTCTATTCGGAATTGCACATTACCAGCCATAATATTATTTGTAGTACGACCTTCATCTATCATCTTAAATAAATGATTCTACTAACGATGATTTAATATCATTTCGCCTGCATTGACACGTGCCAAATTACGGTCACCTATAGTAGTCTTACCTTGTATAATACCACCTTCTGCATAACCGGAAAGACTATGAACTTGTGCAATCATTGCAGCTACCTAAGCCATACCAGCTATTGCAAAAGCTATCCATCCCCAAGGTCCCATACTACCACCTGCTTGTGCAGTAGCTTGACCATATCCTAACATAATATTACCTATAGTCTAAGCAATTAAACCTGCTACATCAAGCTCTGGCATCTATAATGCTTGACCTAACTGTGAGAATGAATCACCTACTTTACTTGTTATATCACCTATATCTGATATTGCTTTTTCTGCATCTGATTCAACATGTATCTTTATAGGTTTTAATCCCAAAGATTCAAGCTGCTCATTCAATCCGTCAATCAATTCCTACGCTTTCTTTGCACCTATCATACCCATGTCATTCATGTCTAATACATTGTTTATTTTATCATTTATTTCTTGATATTGTTCTGACAAATCAGGTACATGAATATTCATGATTTCTGTCATGTCAATAGGCTTAATAGAGCCAGTAATCGGTGTTGAAAGTGCTGATAAATCTATAGGAGCAAAATTAATTGGATTCTCTAACTTATCTTTTTCTCGCTGTAGTTCAGCTATCTACTTCTTTATCTATTGTATTGATGCAGGATCTGATTGAAATTTAATTTTCTCATTCAATGATTTTATCTATTCCTCATACCAACCTACTTGACCTTTTGAATAATTTGGTGTATTTTTCTTTGAACCAGACTTTGTAGATTCTGGTGTATTCTCATCTTCATTTTTTGTTTCTTGAACAACAGGGGCTGTAGCTTTCTTATGTAACTCCTGCGCTTTTTTGATGTATCTTTCACGCATTTTCAATGCAGCCTGTAATTGCTCTTCTAATCTTGCTTTATTACCTCTGTCTATAGCATCTCTGGCACCATTGAATGCAGCAATCTTAAATTTAATCTTATTGATATAGTCATCAAATGCCTTTACTTGTTTATTATATGTGTTTTTTGCATTGAGTCCTTTACCAGTACCAAGATTCTTAATCATTCTATCTATCTTGGCATCTCCTCCCATGCCTTCCATCTACTGACGAACACGACCAGCTTCTGTAAGCATATCAATAAGCGGACGCATAGCATTAAGAGCCTTAATAGCTCCTAACTGAATTGAATGAAACATTTCTCCTGCTGATTCTGTCAATGGCTGGAAAGTACGACCTAATTCTTCCATTGCATTATTAAGCTCTGTTTCTTTCTTTGCTGCACGATCGGCGGCAGTCTCTACATAATCACCTGCTTCTGCCATTCGCTTTTTAATAATCTCTGCTACTGCATTTGTCATATCACCGGTTTTCTCCATCTGCTTCTTGATTTCTGCTGATGACAAACCAAGGTTATCAAGAATAGGTAAAGACTTACGACCAAGACCAGTAACAATTGAATCGACCATATAATCAATTGACTGTCCTGTATCTTTCGCCTTCTGTTGTGCAAAAGCCAAGAAAGTTCCCATCTTATTAATATCAAGATTAAAATCATTAAACTTGACTGCCTGTTTCATCAACTCTACATCAGTAACTGTGTTATGAGTTTCTTTTCTCAAATTATTAAGCAAATCAGGCTGATTAAGGCGTTCAAATGCCAAACGTACACCTTCTGCTTCTTCTGCGAGTTTTACGGATTTTGAAATAGTATCTTGTAACCATGCACCTACAGTTACACCAGTTGTAGCAATACCTGCAATACCAAGAAAAGATTTACTAAACATCTTCATAGCATTTGAACCACCTACAAGCATACCATCTATATTTCCATCCTTAAATGATTTTGCAAAGGTAGATATAGCACCTGATGCAGTTTTACTCTGCATCTAAAAAGCCCTCATTTGCTTATCTGTACTTTCTACCTATCTCTTATAACTTGAAAGTTCCTTAGCCGCTTCACGCAAAGCACTATTATGTTGTGAACCATCAAGACTTAATTTTGTACTTAATCTTGCTGACATATTATTATGATTTCATCTTTTTTATATACTACTCCGACAGTTTTTTAATTCTCTCAATATCTTCATTACTAATATTCCTGTCTTTTTCTGGTGTTGTTCCTTTATTTTCCCAAGGGAATTTCATAATATCCTCTGGAGATAATCTCTTCTTTGAATTTACCTATGCAATAACATACATCATCGCACGAGTCTGCTCCCAATTGTTACTATCTGCATATTCAATTGTTTGATATAACTCATATAATTCCCAATTTTCCATCTTATCCATGAAGTATTCCATACTTACCAACTTATGTTGAATAACCAGAGTCCTGAAAGCTTCATGGATTATTAGTTTTTTTCAGGATCTCCCTTGTCACTATCCTTCACATCTTCATTTGTTTCATTTGTATCTGGTAATAATTTGTTCTGCTGCTCTGCAGTTTTTATAAGCCAATCATAAAACTCTGTAATAAGCTTAGGATTTTCATCTAGATAATCTACAAACTTATCAAAATCGATTATGTCTGGACGTGCAGAACTAACTAATACAGAATAGAAAAAACATATTATATCACTCATCTTATTAACTTCAAATGAAGCTCCTGTAATGTTTTCGTAAATCATCAATGCACGAAATGAATACTTCAATTCGTATGTTTTGTTGTTAAAGTTTACATTCATATTATTTGCCTTATTTTTAATTATTTATCTACACAAATAAAGGGTGTGTCAATAAACATTGATACACCCTCTTATATAGTTTTGTTAATTACTGATTAAGGTTCTTACTCCTGAACTTTTGTCAATGGGCCACAACCAGTAAATGTAGCAGAATATGTTGCATTTTCTCCTGTATTTGCGTTAGCTGTAAGTGAAGTTATAACAGCCTTACCCTTATAACCTGTACCTTTTACCCATGCCTCTGTAGTACCACCTACAGATACTAATCCGTTAGCATCATAGTTGCTTGCCTTTGCAAAAACAATATCAATAGGAGTCTTAGCAACCATTGAATCGAATAAATCATCATATCCTGATTCTGTATATAAGTTTTCTGTAGTACATTCCCAAGTGATATTACCTACTTCACTTGCACCCCAAAAACCATGGTCTTTACTAGCAATATCGATAGTATTACCTGTTATTGATAAAGTATGTGCAGTAGCAAAAGCCAAAGCCTAAGTACCTTTGAAAACCATTAATTCATCACCTTTTATAATGTTTGCCATAATATTATGAAATTTTATTTTTACTTTATTGTACGTTGAATGTAAAAACCATTCTTTGTATATAAGCATCTTCCAAAGTTTCCTCTGTAATAGATTCCATCTTCATTGCGCTTATTACTATATCATTATCTCTATAAATATTTCCTTCTAATGCATGTCTAACAGCATTTGCCAAATCCAAAGACTATATATAATCATTAGAAACAACAATTATAACCATCGTTATCTGATTCTCTGTCAGTATATCCTTCGTGTATATCGGCATCAAGTTACTACGTTGAAATACAATGAATGGAAATGTAGTATCTGCATTAGCTATCAATGGAAATATCTTATTCACATCAATTAAACCCTATACCTCTTCATTCTCTACAAGAAATCTTCTAATATATTTACTTACCAAAATTGAATTATCCATTGTTCCAAGCTTTCTCTATATATTTTGTCAATGCTTTATCCATTGCATTCTCTACATCACCAGCCGATGAACTAAGGGCATTTGCAAAGAAATTGTGTGCTCCTATCTATCCAACTTTTCTTTTCTTATTAAGTGGGATACCTTTCACTGTTTTATTATATCTAACCTTTGTTCCTCCCTCAAAAAATCTAAGTCTAAATGTACCAGAAGTTTTTCTTCTTGTACCCATAATATGAACCTTTATATCACCATTCTCTGGCCTTGATACCCTAATAGCATCCATCAAAGAATCATCATACTTACTATCCGTTTTACTCAAACTAATTCCTGATGATTTAAGATTCTTCTTTGTCTGACGTTTAATAACATTAGCACCTGCACGTAAAGCAGAATTTTCCGCCCTACTCATAACCTTTAATACGTCTTGAATAGATGTACTAAGAGTATCTGCTATTATTTTTGCTCCTGTTTTAACGTCATTCATTTATCAGTTCTGTTACTATTCTTTTATCATTATAATATTTATTAGGCTCTATGGAAATGATTCGGTAAAACTTATTATCATGTTTTATCCTCATTGGCTCTGTTACAGGTATATAGTAGCGCACAATAAATGTCTTTGTAACCGGATAGAATATTTCATCATTCTGATTAATTCGGCTTCCACTGTCATATTGTACACTAGCTCTGGTCTTACAAACATACTACTGTTCTGTCTGCTAATTACCAAACTCTGTTATTATTGTCTTAGGCTCATATAATTCTATCACCTCTTTAAGAATACCTGCTTTCATTTATAATTCCTATATAATTTACAAAAATAATAGTATGCTTCTGGTATCTATGATTCATCAGAACCACGATTATTGTAGAGATATTCAACGATTAACTTCATTGCATGTTTTAATGGGGCTGGTAGCTTTCCATCATTTTCTGATACAACGTCATGCAATGACTTGTCTATCTGCTGTTCTACCAATTCTTCTGCTGTACTACCAAGCGCTTCCAGATAATCATTATCATCATTGAAATCTGCATCTATAACACACTGCTGCTTTAATTCATCTATTGTCAAAAATTCCATTGTAAAACGTTGTATTTTTAAAAGTGGGTGAGGGGCTTACTGTCCTCACCCTTAATATGAATGAAAAACTTACGCAATCTTACCAAATGCAAATGCTTCTGGGCGAAGAACTACTGCATCGAAGTAAGCGTTAATTACCAAACGTGTGCAGTCTTTACGAGCCTGAGTTACTGTGTCAACAGTAATATCAACATCACCCCATGAACCAACTGCTAAGTTAGAGAAGTCACCATATACGTAGTTGCCACTTGCAATATTTGAAGTTACAATAGCTGGAGTTCCATCCATTGCGTTATTCTCAAATACCATTCCAGTTGCATTAGTACCCTTGATAAGTGAACGATAGAATGCCTTTGCCTTTGGAGACATAAGATACTTCATTTCACCATAAACGTTGTTTTCCTCAACACCTGCTTCTGCTGCTGTTACCTTAGCATAAGTTTCGTTCTTAACGATTGTAGCACCGTTGAAGATACCTGCTGGCTGTGTTGTTGAAGCTGCACCCGCACCTAAAATTGTAGCTTCTAACTTGTCCTGTATAGCGTTTACAATATCTCTGCGGATAGTTTCTTCTACACGGATAGTGTCCTGACGAAGAAGCTTGTTAGAAATATCTACATAAGCTGTAAGACGTTTTGGCTGTAATTTCTTGTTAGAGAATGCATTGTTAGATTCAGAAGCTTCTACAAGTTCATCTTCCCAAGTAACTGCACCTTTACCCATAGCAGGCACCTGAATGTCACCCATTGGAAGACCCTGATACCAACGAACACCAAGCTGTGTCAATACTGATTTTGCATACAATGGCTCTAAAATACCCTGTATTTCAGTTTCAATAACATCATCATGTACACCAGGAACAACATTTTCACCTGTACCCTAATCACCTACAGAGATTGTACGTGTTTCTGCATTAAGTTTCAAATTTTCTCCGTTATTAAGCTCACGGATTTCTTGCTGCAATAATTTTTTCATAGATCTACTATTATTATTTTTATTTTCTTTTTTGATTTCTTCATTTGGAACTTTCTCTTCATAGTTATTTAATTCTGCTTCTAATTCAGAAAGTTCACGTTTCTTTTCTTCAATATTATCCTTCAATTCACCAAAGTGTTTTTCTTCGTCCTCTGTCATTTCACGAACTTCTTTCTTACAAAGTTCAACCATTGAACGACATTCCTCTACCATCTGATGAATAGAATCTTTTAATTCAAGCGAATTCTTCTTCATATTATTTATCTATTATTTTTTTAGTCAAGCTTAGAAAGTTCCTCGATTTCATTCATCATACTATCAAGCTTGTTATTTATTTTATTTATCTTCTCTTTTTCAAGCTCTTCTACTTTATCTTTAGCTCTCTTACTTACCGATGTAGATTCATAAGCGGGCTAAAATACGGGAGAAACATCTGCAATCATTGCTATCTTATTTATCGTCCTGAAATATACACCATCTTTACTCTCCCATGTTTCTGCATCTTTATCTTCTGGGTCAATATAAAAAGCAAAAGAAGACTTACTTACATCACCTCTTGAAAGATATTCTAAGAGTTCATCACCAAGAGCTGTGTGTGGTGCATCAAATTCATACTTCAATCCTACTTCATCAACTGTAAGCTTTAATGAACCTTCTCCTTTATTTGAACGAGCAAAAACCCTGTTCATGTCATGATTGAAACATGCAAAAACATCACAACTATCAACCATTTCCTAAGTAACAGCAGAACGTGAAATTTTCTCATAGAAACCAATAAATTCAGATTGGTTATCAAATGTCAATGCATAACCTTCAATGTGACGAGATTTTTCTCCTTCCACATTTCTAATGTTTATCGAACCTAAATTACGTATCTCTTTTTCCATCGTAATCACTTATTATTTTTATCATTATCAGTAGTAGGATTTGAAGAAGAACTAGAATCATCTGTATCATCATTATTATTTCCTACTGTATTTTGTGCAATATTCGTATATGGTATGATTAATTCATCACCACCTTCCATTGCATTTAATCCAATTTGTTCACGTGCTTCATTTCTAGTCATTATACCATTTGATACAAGTGTACTTAAATAGTTTGCCTGCGAAGTCTTATCTGATTTCAAAATAAAGCCTGCATCAAGATCGATATATAAATTCTTCTCTGATGGCTTTATTAATTTACGCTTTAATTCATTCTCTATTAAAGTAATATATGGGTAAAGAGTATGTGTTACAAACTCTAATAATGAAGCTTCAATAGTTGAATAACTAGAATGTGATAAATCACCAAGCAAAACAGGATTTATTGAGAAGAAACGAGCTACATCTTGAATATTAAATAAACGTGTTTCAAGTAACTGAGAATCCCTTGAATTACCAGATATAGCTTGATATGACATACCTGCTTCCAATATTGCCATACCTGTACCATTCTTACCATGCGACTATTGCCATGCCTGACGTATTGAATTTCTCTATTCATCTGTTAATCTAGGAGAAGTAGTTGAAAGAATACCTGCTACATGACAGCCTGAACTAAAATAATCAAGCGCTGCTTTTTCAGTATAACTTGCAAGAGAAATTGTTCTATTTGCATAAGACAAAATTCCTCTACCCTGAACACCATCATTACTGTTCTTAATCAAATGTATAACATCAATTGGTTCTATCTTTCCCCTACGAACAGAAGGTATAATGTAATATAATTCCCTCTTTAACTTGTTATAGTGAATCGTAACATCACCATGAGCACAATATATCAAGTTTATTGGTGTACCATCATATGCACGCTCTATATATGCTATACCGTCACCATATAATAACATATCAGTTACCAACATCTTAAAAAACATATACTTCGTCTGTAAACAGTTATCAAATATGTGATAAAGATGATGATTCCTAACTATTGTGTTCTTGTTATCCTGCTAAGTTTTTACATTAAACGGTAATTCCGCTATAGAATTAGCAATAATCTCAATAGCAGCAAAGACAGCAGACAACGATACTGCAGGTATCATGTCCCCCCCCCAGCCCGTCCGAGAACTCCCGATTTCAAAGGGATTTTGACCTAATTTAGGCTAATTTTGAAGCCATACAAAGGCCTCTACCGAGGGGCAGATTCTTAAT